CTGATTTTTTATACTCTTCATATACTTTAATTTTTTTTAATGAAACATCTAACGAATCTTTTTGATAAGATTCTTTTTTATAAATTGCTTCAGGGGTGCTTAACATATTTCTTGATTTGCTATAAATCCCTAAAGACCAATCTAGATAAGTAAAATTATCATCAGCTAATCGTTTATCACTTTGTTTAATAATTTTTGTCTGTAAAGCAAAATCCACCATACAGTCTTTAGGATCAAAAATATCTTCATCAAAATATCTTCTACAATATTTATGCAAAGTTTTAAATCGGTAAAAATCTTCTGAGGTATATTGAGGAAAAGCTTTTAAAGCACGCATGGCTGCAGTATCCACAGCTTTATTGGTAAAAGAAATAAATGCAATATCTTTTGGAGAAATATCATTTTGCAAAGCTCTGGTTAGCACTCGCCCAATTAAAGTTTCAGTTTTTCCTGTTCCAGGAGGACCAAAGATTTTAATTGTCTTGTGGTAAAGGCTTTTTAGATTTTTTTGTTCTAAATTTTCCTGTTCCTGTGTGGTATTCATCATCTAGCTCAGTTGGTTCCTTTTTAGTATTGTTAGTACTTTTAATTTCTACGTGATTAATAAATTCTGGCATTTGAACATACCAAATATTTTTTTCTCCTTGGTAATATTCATGTCGTTCACAACCTAAATAATGTAGAGCATCCATCGTACTACTAAAGATTTTAGTAGCATGAGCTTTGATATAATATTCTAAAGTAGAACGTTTGAAATAACATATTCTAGTTTTAGAATCTAACACCACATAACCATCTTTTAACTTCGAAAAATCATCTTCTTCAATTGTTTTTTCGAAAAAGGATTTAAGAGTATTATATTTTTCTTCATCAATGGTATCAGTAAATTTCATTTTTTCATTTTCAATGGCTCGTGCTGTAAGTTCTTTAAGTAGTAATTCAAAAGGGGCTGGTCCTGCTCTGGTTTTAGGTAAGGATAACCAAAAAATTCCATATTTTAATAATTTAGTACGCCAAGATTTTTCATCTTTCATATCTTCGGGCTGAACCGTGATTCGTTGGTCACGATAAGTGAAGCTAAAATAAATAGTTTTAGTATCTCTAGTATAAGAAATTTCTTTAAATTGATCTATCATTTCTGGTACTTGTGGACCAATACCTAGTTTACGTGTTTTACATAATTCTTTATTACAAATAGGAACTAATTCATTGTGCTTGGGTGGACATTTAAAATGATAGCCATGCATTTTAACTGATTTAGCAATAGCTTTAGCTTCACTACTTTTCATAGGCTTACTGAAGCATTGCTTGTTACGGTCAAGAGCAATTTCTTGAAGTGCCTTGATGTCTAAATTACCATCAGTTTTTTTATTTTCTAAAACTAAAATATTGAATAAAAAGTTATTTCGATTGTTTCCAGGCCAGGGGTCTGTTATAAGTTTTTGCACACATGGAGGATAATGTTGCCAGTCGGCTTCAGGTTCATATGCATTCGTTTTCAGGTTATATAATTCTTTTACTGATAATCGTTTCGATTCAGCTAACGTTAGAAATGATCCTATCATCAATGGATTTGAGTTATCGTCAAAGGCAAATTCTGTTGTTGCATTCATGTTGTGGTATGGCATTGTTACTGCTTTATTCATTGGGAAGACTTCATTTGCCATAAAAAAAGTATCATTCCACTCGTCTAATTTTTTTCTAATATCTTCAACAGAAGCCCAATCTTTTAAAAATAAAAATAAATGAAGACCTCCTGATTTAGATTTTACAGGAACTAAAGGGAGATTATATTCTTGGATAATACCGACATATTTTTTTTGAGAATAATTTTTATAAGTGGTGGGATCGACATCGATACATCCCCACTTGGCTTTTTCATTGTTTTCGGGTCGCACCCCGACTCTAACTTTACCATCTAAATGTTCTTGCCATTTATCTGAAGTGAGAGGTTCGTGAATCGTGACATATTTAGCCTGATGCTTGCCACGTTCATCGACCTCACCCGTAAGTGAGGTCGTGATGAACTGATCAGGATCCCCTTCAAAAAGATCTGCTAATCGCTTTAGCATTTAGAACGGAACGGTTGCTTTTGTATCCTGACTTACATCTTGTGCTTGTGTGACACCAAAATCAACTTTACCAAAGATATCACTCTTCATAGAGCTTTGATAAAAACCTCTCGTAATTTCGAGAGTTTTTGCCATCTTAGTTGTGTCTAGGAAGTTGTCAAATTCCACAACCCAACCATACCAAACATTTTGAGAATTTGATTCTCTAGTTGTAGTTAAGCGATAGGTAGTTGCCCATGATGGTGGTCTAAAGAAACCTTTAGTACCTTTCGCTCTTCGAGTCTGCATCATCGAATTCCAGGTTTTAGATTTCTTCTTTTGAGTAGACTTCATAGCAATTACTGCTTGTTCTTGTGGTAGATAATCTTTGTCTAAAATAAAGACAAAATGATTACCTGTATCTTCCACATAATTACCATTTGGAAGTCTATCCTTGTTATCCTCACCTCTTTTGGTTTCAGACATAATGGAAGGATCCGTATGAATATTAATAGGTCTTCCAGGGCTATCTCTATCCCCTTTGTCTTTCCACTCATTAAAAGTGTTGATATATAAACAAGGAACAACAATGATCCCGTCTGTCCCTTTCCAGAGATTTCCGGTTACTTCATTGTATATATCTCCTTTTTCCGCATTAGCTATATATTTCCCATCGTTTTTATCTAGTACAGGTGAATTTGCGTACAAGATTTTAAGTATAGGAAGTTTAAGGTCTTTAGCACTAACGAACTCTAGACCTTCTCCAGATGCCTCTTCTAAATTAATAGCAGCTGGCAAATGTGCTTCTTTTTTTTGAATCTCTTTAGCCTGAGATGGTGCTTGTTGCCGTGTTTGCATGTTTACTCCTTCGTGGTTATTTTAGTTTTACTTGCAACATAGACGCCGAATAAATCAACTGGAACGTTTTTACCCTCTTGAATTTGTTCTTTTACAAACGCTTTCAAAGTCATTGGTTCCACCTTTTCGGCCTGTTTAACATTGTGGCCTTTATCTCTTAACTCCGCAACAAGAGATTTAGCTTCATTATCTTGTTTACGTTGAAAAGTAACCATAACATTATTCTTGATTAAGTCCCCATGTCCATTTTCACGAAGCCAACTAAAAGCTTCTTCCACTTTAGGAAGTGGAATTCTAGCTCCGTAAAAAGGTCTTATTTCTACGGAAGATCCATCTTTAAGTTTAATTAAAGATACACCCGCATTATGCATCAAGTTGGGAATGGTTTGCTCAGAAAGAATAGTTTCTTGTGATTTTAACGTTTTTAATTGTTCGTCAATATCTGCTATCTGTTTCTGAGTTTCCAATAACTTGTTGCAAGATTTTGCAATGTCCAGGGACACTGCTGTATCGACTTGTATGGTCGATTCTGCTTCTAAGTCCATAAGAACCTCCAAGGACCTGTATAAATTATATGTTTGACGAAGTAAAGAAAAAAATATAAAAAGTTTAAGAATACTTTAAAAGTATTGTAAGACGAATCATGTATCGATATAAAACAAAACCGTATCAGCACCAACGCGATGCCCTAAATATCGGGGCTCTCAGAAAAACATTCGCATATTTCATGGAAATGGGGACTGGTAAAACTAAAGTCATCATTGATAATGCAGCTTATTTATATCAGCAAAAAGAAATAAAGGAAGTAATTGTTATTGCGCCTAATTCTGTTTATAGAAATTGGGTACAAGAGATTGTGGATCATTCTCCAGTCACCCCCTATATCTGGTGTTGGAAAGTTAATAAAGATAAAGAATTAATTAAAGCAGATAAATCAAAGGAACTAATATACATATTAATGAATGTAGAAGCCCTTTCCCATAAATCAGGACAACGCTGGCTACACCAAAGACTAAATCTAACGGGAAAGCTTTCTATGATGGTCATTGACGAAAGCACAACAATAAAATCACCAACAGCACTAAGAACAAAAGCGATTTGTAAATTAAGTACAGTGGTAAAATACCGAAGAATACTAACAGGCTCCCCAGTAACAAAGTCTCCATTAGATCTTTATACTCAATGTGCCTTTTTAAGTAAAGCATTATTAGGTTTTGAATCTTTTTATACTTTTAGAGCCAGGTATGCAGTAATGCAACAAATTGAACTGGCCGGAAGACAAATTTTAATGCCAAAATATTATACCAATCTTGATGAATTGGATAGAAAATTAAAAGAATTCTCTTTTCGGGTTACTAAAGATGACTGTTTGGATCTTCCACCTAAAGTTTATACTCAACGAAGTGTTGATTTAAATATAGAACAAAAAGGTGTTTATGAAGAACTTAGAAAAAAAGCCAGAGCTTTAATTCAAGATGATAGTGTAAGTTTTGCTAATAAATTAACAGAAATTTTAAGACTTCATCAAATCTGTAATGGATTTTTAAAAACGGACAAAGGAGATATCTACAGTTTTAAAAAGTGTCCAAAAATGAAAGAATTACTAAGCATCTTGGAAGAGGCTACTGGGAAGTGTATTATATGGGCAACATACGTGCATAACATAGAAAACATAAAACAAACACTGGGGGATCTGTATGGAAAAGATTCAGTGGTTTCGATATACGGAAAAGATTCTGTCGACTTACGTAAAGATGCTGTTAAAAATTTTCAGCATAATGACAGATGTCGTTTCCTCGTTGGTAATCCTTCTACTGGTGGTTATGGTCTTACCCTTACTGCTGCTAGGAATGTTATATATTTTAGTAATAGTTACAATCTTGAAGTCCGGAAGCAAAGCGAAGATCGCGCTCATCGAATTGGTCAAAAAAATAAGGTCACTTACATTGACCTAATTGTGCCAAACTCCATAGAAATGATGATTATTTCAGCTCTTCAACGAAAGATTAAATTAAGTGCCCAGACTCTTGGGGAAGAAGCTAAGAAGTGGCTTTAGGCTTATTGAAGACTTTATCAAATGTTTTATCTAGTTTTTCCTGATTAGTTTCTGTTTTGAATTCTTTCATAAAATCTTCAGCCGTTTTACCCGCATTAGCTTTTCGCCACGCTTTTCGTTCTTCTGGACTTATATAAAACTTTCCCAATTTTTTCTTTTGTTCTGCTTCAAATTCTTCGTGTTTTTTCTCATATCGCTCTAGTCGTTCCAACCATTTATTCTCATATTCATCCAACTTAACGGCATCCATTATGAATTCTTGATATAATCCATCTACGGTACAAATAGCGATTAAGCCTTGATCAATAGGACCATAGTGTTCTTCATGAGCTAAAGAATAAGCGGCAATCTGATAATAATAATCCTCAATCCATTCTTCTCGTTTCGGTTTATTTGACTGTTTAAAGTCGATAATGGTAGGTTTACCATTATATTCTCCGATTACATCAGTTGAGCCAGCCCATCTATTTTTTCCAGTTAAACTTATTTCAGTTCCATAGACTACTTTTAAAGGACCTAAATTTTGAATAATTTCATGAGCCATCAAACGAGGTTTTGTTCCTTCATCTGAAAGATTAAGGTAACCTTCTCCATTTATATATTTTTCTAAAACTTTGTGCATCTCGGTGCCTCGTTTAGCTGCTTGTTGAACAATTTCCATAGCTTCATGAAATCCAACTCGTTCACGCCATTTATCCAGGCCTTGTTGTTTATCTTTGGATTGAGTAAATTGAAGAATATTAGTAACGCTAGGTAAATTAAGATTGTTTACTTTATAAGTTCGTGGTCCGTGATCGTCGTCACGAGTATAAGTAGTGTAGTTGTATTTATTGATTTTTTTAAAATCGCCTATAAAGAATTTGGTGTCTTGTTTTAAAAGTTTCACCTCATTCTTTTATCAGAAATGAAATTTAATTAAAGCAAAAACTATTGTGAAAAGACCTATAATAACAAAAGCTGCAGATGAAATAACAATTTTTTCTAGACGTTCGATTTGTTTTTTAATACTAGCAATTCTAGCATGTGTTTGTTTTTGCATGATTCTACACAATTTCTCGTGATCCGTGATTCGTTGAGATAAAACTCTGTGATTAGACTGATCTTTGGACATTTTTATTTGCTATTGCTTGTCCCAGATTATCCTGGGGAAATAAATTTGCATAGGTTTCTTTAATTCCTTGACCTGCACCTAGTTCTTGACCAGGAATTTGTGCATTAGCTCCTACTGAAGCTCGTTGGGGAATGTTAGGTAATTTAGGAGCCTCTAAAGCTTGGGTTCCAGCTTCTTCTATTTTTACTTGATTATCTAAGGCTGCTACCGTACCTCTTATAAAATTAGCTCCTGCAGCAATAACATCTGCTGGAGCGTTTTGTAATTTATATTCTTCATAGAACGCTCTTTTTCTTATTTCATTATTAAGGCCATCTTTATCAAAGTTAGCTTCAGGAACCTGACTTTGCATTTGAAGCAAATAGTCTGAAATTTCTTGAAAGTTAATACTATTAGGACTCACTTTTGGAAAGTCTTTTGGTTCGTCATCCCAATGGTTAAGCCATTCGAAAAATAATTTTGCATACTGTCTGTTTTCTATTTTGCTACCTGATCTTCCCATTCTTTCCAAATTGGTAAAAAGATCAAAAGTTCTCTTTAACATCTGTGGACTTCCTAAAGCTTGTCCAATAGATCGAGAAGCCAATACAAAGGCAATCGTTAAAGGTAGGTTAGCCATTCCACCCATTGCTAACATGCCTCCTCCAATGGCTTTTCCAGCTCCTAAAGTGAATCTTCTTTGTAGGAACACTGAAGAGTCAGCAATAGGCACATCCGCTTCAGCTCTCATAATTCTAATAATTCCTTCAAGATGTGCTAGAGCTTTTTTTCCTGTTTCTCCTCCACCATACATTTCAATTATTTTACCTTTAGAAGCAGTAATAGTAGAATCATCTCCTATCAAACCTAGATTTTTAACAAATCTTTCTACATCCAATTGAGCCACTTCTCCTGGTAATGCTTTTAAATCTCTGTATCGTACAGTTCCAATACCTGAAGCCACCGATTTAACAGGATCAATTCCTTTGATAAAAGCATCTTGGGTGAAGGTTGGGCCTTGATTATGCCCCATCTTACCCACATTTTTATTAATTTCATCAACATAACGACCATCTAAAACTCCTTTAAGTCGTGATTGTTCCATAAGCTCAAAAAGACTTCCTGCCGCAGCATTTGGTGGTTTTTTTGCATACGCTGTAGTAAAAGCATCAAACATATATAAAGATCTGAATCGATCAAAAATTTCTTTGCCTGTTTTGCTATGATCATAACCTAACATCCATTTTAAATCGTTAACAGCTTTGGCGTTAGGGGATCTCATAATTTGTTTAATGGTTTTTTCCCAAAGCAGATTTGGATCTATCGTTCCTCTACCACTAGCAATTCCTAATAATCCCATATTGGTAAAAATACTTGGATCGACTTTGCTTAGGGCTTTAGCTGTTGGAGTAAAGGCATAAGGCATTACAGTATCGTGGAAAAATTTATTAGCCGCCATTAATTCATTACCTGTAGATTTTAAACCCTCTACAAGATTACCTAGATAAGCATCAGCTCCTGCTTTACCTTGTGTGGATACTAAAGAATCAAATTGTTCTTTGACGGCTGGATTTTTTAGAACATTAGCTACGCCCTGATCACCAGCTATAGCATTAAAATCTTTTCTTAATGATTCTCTGAAAGCTTTAACCATGCCCCGTGGATCGTGAATTCTGGTATTAGGTAGAACATTAGTTAGTATTTTATTTAAATTAATATATTGTTTAGCGGTAATATTTTCTGCACCCATATTGTCAACAACATGTAAAAATTTTAAAATAGGATCATCGAATTCAGTAATTTGAATTCCTTTAATCATATCTGCTCCATAATCTACAAATCTATCTGGATATGCAGCTTTTAAGTCGGCTCTGATTCGATTTGCCGTCGTTTTAATATTGTCAGTGGGAATAAGTTTAAGCTCAGGACCCAAAGCATCCGCCATTTTGAAAACAGTATCATACTTAACGCCAATGGCGTCATGGAGTTTAACAAAGTTTCTTCTCATTTGTCCTAATGCTTCCAGAGATAACAATTCTGCATGTTCGAAAGGAACACCTGCATCTAAATGATCTAAAAAATTGTTATACCATTGTCCATGTAGTGCTCGTCTTTGAGCTTGTCTAGGAGGCCCAATTAAAGGGAAGACCCCGATGGTTCTCATAAAATCTTTAAAGAATCGTGCAACAGATCCACGATTTCTATCCATGACCATAGATAGATTAGCATCATTACCATACTTGTAAGCTTCTTCGGCAATCTCTTTAGATATTTTTCCTTTAAGACCTAAAAGACCTTTTAAACCTCTTCCTGTTGCGGCCAGCATGGGAAGTAAGCCAAAACCTACTCCATTATAAATCATTGCATTTTTCATCGCTGTTGTAGCGTGAACAATTTCCTGGTCAACTGGAGAAAGGCTGTCTATTGCCTGATCACTTACACTTCCTAAATCTTCTTGAGCTGCTCCTCCAACATCAGTGACTGCTTCTGCCATACCATAAAGAAGAGAACCTGTACCTGCACCTCCCATTCCCAACATTTGGGATTTTAATTCTGTCTGAAGTAATTGAGTGGGAAGCATATGAGGCCTAGCGCTAATGCCTTTAGGCATTACTTTGCCTACTACTGGAGTTCCATATTTTAATTGTTCTAAGGCTGCTTTGCCAAAATTTTTAGCACGTCCTAAAACTGCAGCCACTCGTCCAAGAATTCCTACAGTTCTTCCTGCAGGAGTTCTGCTAACAACTTTCCCTGCTAAAGATTGGAATCTTCCTATATTATGATTTGCTGCTTGAAGAGTGTATTCTGCTGCGCCTCCACCCATTGTTATTTGGTTTAAAATTTTTTTACCATCTAAAATATAAGGAATCATATTTCCTGCTACATCCCCAACCATTTCAAAATCGGCACGCTGGATGCCCTCGGGATAAACGGCGCTCACCGTTGCTGCTTGAAAAGGTCTGAGTTGTTTTTCTTTTTCTGCTGCTAACGTGTCAGCGGCTCCTCCTAGTTCGTGTTGTAGTTCAGCGACACTGTTGTAGCCTTTTAGAATTCCGTCTTTAAAAGCTTTATCCAATGCACCTAATTGTTTTCGATTTAATTTAGAAGTATCGATTTGTTTGTTATCTATCGCTTCTTGTAATGTTTTAAGATCAGCCATTATCCACCAACTCCTTCAATTGGAATACTATCCAATATATCAGGAAGCTGTGCTTCAGCTATTTCCATTCCTGATGCTACATTCCAATCTCTAATTTTTTTCACACTATTAAAGTTTAATAGATAATTATTGGTTCCTCCCAACTGTTGATAGTTTCGTGCTTCCTTATCAAAGTTGTTTTGAAGTTCCGCTTGAAGGGCTCTCATTTGAGAATTAACGCCTGCAGCACTGAATCTTTTCTTGAAAGAGTAGAAGGATAGGATAGAAGTACTTTTTTCTGCATTTTCAATATCCCATCGTGTTAAACGATCTTCTGATTTATTTGCATTCGCAATAATATATTTTAAACGGTTTTCGATCAAAGCCGCTTTAGTTAATTGATCCAGCTCTTCTGTGCTTACTTGTAATCCAAACCAATTCCTATTACCCTTTTGTAGATTTTCTCTAGCTTCATTATCTTTATTTTGAAGATTCTGAACAGCCCAGTCGTACTGAGTTATTTCTTTCTCTTTTCCATCTTCATCTACTATTGTTGTCATTAATGCTTTTCCGTCGGCGTCGGTGAACAGTGAAGGATCAAGAATATTTGAACTTACATAATTAGCTAGACTATCAGCTCCTTGAGTATATTTATTTTGCATTCCGTCCCAAGTGCTAGATTCTGAAATCCAGTCAGATCCCATTAATTTCATTAAACCTGTAACTCCTTTTAAATTATCAGGCATATCGTAAAGAATGTGGTTAACATAATCGAGTCCAATTCCCATACTGCTTAATTTTGATCGAGATTTTTGTAATTGAGCAGCACTTCCCCCAGCTTCTTTGATGTTGGTTCCTCCTAGAAGTGAATAAGTTTGATTAGTTCCCATTTCGTAAATAAGTCCTGAGTTTTCATCAAATTGACCTTGAACAACTTTAAAGCCGTAAAGAGATCCTCTATATCCCGTTGCTGGATTAGCTGGGTCTTCAACTACAAAAGATTTAAGTTCTCCTTTTAATTTAATACCTCCTCCTTCAGCTGCTTCTGCTTGTTCTTGTTTCATTTTAAGAAAAGCCGTTGCCAAATCGGTATCTCTACCTTTTTGAGCATTGCTTAAAGCTAAAGCTGTATCTACTGTTGGTCCCATTGCTTGTCCTGTAACATCCATAAATCCTTTTAAACCTTTATGAGGTGTTCGACCCGTCATCATTCCTGATGCCATTTTCATTAAAATTAAATCTCTATCATTACCATACGTTCCTGTTAGATCAGTGATTGATTGTCTGAATTTTAAAAATTCCCTTTGAGTTGCCATATCGGAATTATCAAATTTCGTTTTTAAAGCTGCCGCTTCAGCTTTAGCATTTTCTTCTTTTTGACCTTTTAAAATTGCTGCTTCCTCAGCATTTAAAGGACTTCCTGAATTAGGCACCGTAGATTCCGCTTCTAAAGTTGTTGCTCCTTCGTTACTTGGATGTCCTGGTGATTTTTCAGAACTGCTTTCTAATTTTTCTTTTTGTTGATTAACCCATATTTCTACAGCTTTTGCTCGTTCTTTTTTAGTTACATTCTCAAGATCTTTAGCGAATGTTGTAGCAATTTCCCAAACTTCATCTTTTTGATCGTTTGAAAGTTGATCTAAAATTTGCTCATATGCTTCAGCTTCTCCTTCGCCAAGCGCATAGGCTCCTATTGCTCCACCAATCATTAATTTACCACTATGTTTTCCGAAGAATGGATTTTTTTCATAAGCTGAGGCTCTCGAAGTAGCTTTTTTAAAAGCCGCAATTCCTTCTTTTCCTTTTTTTGCTGCTTGTCCTCTTTTAAATAATCGATAGCCTCTGAGTCCAATTCCACCTCCCCATAAACCACTTCCTCCATATAAGGCTGCTGTTCCAACATTACCTTTTTTTAATTCTTTGGCTCCTTCTGTAAGACCTTCATATGCTAGATAACCACCACCGAGTACTTTAGCTCCACCCGCTATTTTAGCGGCTGCTGGAGATTTTCTTACGAGTTGCTTTGCACCTCTAACTGTTTTAGGAATTCCACTATAAGGCCAAGCTTTTTTGGCTGCCCAAGGAACTCCACTTTTTTGAAAAGCTTTTCCAAGTGCGTATTTTCCTGCACCCAATACCGCTTGTCCTTTTTTCCATGGAGCCGCTAGCATTGCAGTATTGTACATTCGACCTCTATTAAAATCCCAAAGATGTCTTGCTGGGCTTCCTTGCCATTTGCTTTTGAATCCTGCTCCAGCTCTATACCAAGCATCTCCTCCTTGTTGTAATTTAGGAATTTGGTTATGGATAATTTGAGCTTTATGCCTAAACAGTTTTCGGTTTAAGACTGGATCATTCATAGAATTTCCTACTGTTTGTAAGGTTGACCAATATTAATATTACTTGGCTGTCTATTAGCCATATTGTAAGCAGCATAAGCTCCAATACCAGTTCCGACTGCTTGAGCAAACGGATTGGTTCCGGGAGCCGTGGTTGCTGTCATTGCACTCTGGCCTGTTGGTAGATTGGTCATTAGACCTTTCATAAATTCTAATCTTTGATAAGGCTCATATGCTCTAGTCATGGTTGTCATTCGTTGAGCCTCTAAAGCCTGCTGGCCTAATTGTTGTTGAACCCCACCCGCTTGCATCAAATTACTAATATCTTGTTGTTGCATGCCTTGTTGAGCTTGGCCTAATTGTCCATAAAGTTGTCCCGACTGTAAACCTGTTTGTACACCTAATTGTTGTTGTCGTTGGGCTGCACCTAAAGCTTGTGTATAACCTCCAGCTTGGGAAAGTCCAATTTGATTGAGTCTTGCTCTATCAAGTTCTGCTGAAGCCACTCCTTGTCTTGCTCCACCAAAAGCTCCTGATTGTACAGCTTCGGCACCTAATTCATTTTGTCTTATTTGCGCTTGTCTATTAATTTCATCTGTTACATAAGATTGGTAAGGATTATAAAACTGAGAAATATTAGGAGCTGCTCCTGCTAGTGTTTGTGCACCTCCTAGGGCTCCAATTCCTGAAGTCAGAGTTCCAGCTCCTACACCTGTTTGTCCAGCTAAATTAAATCCTGCCTGCATATTTGGAGGCGGTCCAGCAACTTGATAAGCTGGTAATGGTACGGGACTTTGCGCTAATTTTAAGGCTTGATCGTAAAGTGATAGTTTTCTTGCTTCAACTTCTGGTGCTTCTCTGGCAATGGAAACTTGTGTTCCTGAAGTGGGTCCTCCACCTCCGCCACCACTGCTACCACCGCCGAATATAAAACTCATATTAAATCCTTTTGATATAAATAGCGTTTAACTTTCCAGCCGAAAGGTTCTAAAAAGTTCCTCCAGCCAGGTCTTGCTAAAACTGCTACGCGTTTACATTTATTATCTTTTCCTAATTTTTCTATCATTTTTGCTGCATTTTCTTGCCAAAGTTCTCTTTTTTCTCCTTTAAGTAAAATAACTTCTACTTGTTTAAATTTAGGCAATGCTAAAATTCTAGTGACAAAACATCCAAATACTTTAAGTTTATCTCCATCATCAGAACCAAACATTATAAAAAGTTGATACTCACCTTTTTTAATAAGGTTTTTAATTTCCTTAACATCCATAGGATTGCCATCAAAATTTAATCCTTCAGCAATCATGAAATGAACTAGATTCCAGTATTGATCCAGGTCTTTTGGCTTAATCCATAAAACGTCTACTCCTTGTTTAATGTGTTGTTTTTTTGCTAGCATTTAATAAGTCAAATACACGTTTAAATTTTGCTTGTTGGCTATAAAAGAAGGCAGCCCCTTTTTTTCTCATTTCTTCTTCTGAATTAGGCGCAGCTCCTTCAATAATACCAGCTCCTAAAATAGCATCTGATCGAGATACAAATTCTCCATCAGCTAATTGAGCTAAAATGGTATCTTTATTTTTATCACCAGCTCCAGCGCCATCTGCAATCTGTCCTCCAGCTCTAACATAATTATTAGTATCTTTTTCATCGTGGTCTATTTTTGAAGGTAAATAACTAACTCCTCCTGTTGCAAATTTTTGAATACGAATGGACGCTAGTCCTCCTTTATTATAATTATATATATTTCCTAATCCAGCACCACCATAGTAATGAGGATTAGGTGTGCTACCATAATCAAATCTATCTGATAATCCTGATGTTAATTTTGATTGTTCGTTGTAAGCGTCTTTGTAATCTTGTTCCGTGAATGGTGGATCGGGCATCTTTTCATCACCTTCCAGTAAAGTAGCTAAACCTAAACCAGCTCCTATTTGAGCTCCTTTACCCCAGCCTAGGAATCCTGATCCTTTTGTTGCTGGTGTTGTTTTGGTTGCTGCTTCTGGAGCAGTGCCCCACATATTAGCAAGAGTTCCTCCGACCTTAGTAGTTGCAAATTGTTGGCCGATACCCATGTTAGCCGCCTGAGCTCCACCTAGATAATTTCCTCCAGCACTAAGACTTCCAGCCATAGCAGGATTGCCATAAGCGGACATTCCTTTTACTCCAGCCATTCCGCCTAATTGACCAATACCACCTACAATGAGGGCATCTCTAAACGACCGTTTAGTCGATTTTCCCCGTAGTTTCTGTACGCCAAATGTGGCCAATGCTAGTGTTATTGGATCCATAATAAAATACTTAAGTAATTACCATTTTACAGTCATATGGTGCTCTTAGCAATACTGTATGGATTAGGTGCTATGGGAGATGATGGGATAAAAGGTTTGAATACTCTAAAATTTGAGGGCCTATTTTTTAAGTTCTGTGCTCATAGGGATTTTATCTTTAGTTTTGACCAATTCTTGAAATAATTTTCCTCGATACATTTTTTCGCCTACATGGCCTATTTCTTCATCTGCAAGAGCATATATTTTACCACCAATATCTTTCCATAGCTTACAAAAATAGAAGTCTTCTCCTAGATAAACTTTAGTTTTTCTATCATAGTAAGTATCAAAAAAGTTCCAATAATTTTCCTTTTCAACCATCTTTCCATTAATTAATGTTTTTTGTGATACTGTTAAATGAGGATAAGCTTTTATTAATTTATCAAAGGCACTCCGTTTAATCATCATGCAACCTGTTGGTCCTTTATTTACTTCAACAAATCCTTGTTTCATATCAATATTTTCTAAATCAGGTAGCTCTACAGGGAAAGTATAACCTTTAGTATCTGGGTGGTCGCTTGGTCTTCTGTCATCATCTTGCCTAAATTTATTAGCATCCACCGTTTTCATAGGATAAGGAACCAGAGTAACTTCATGAGGAGATTCAAACATTCTATAAATAGATCGTACAGAAAAAGACATATCAGCATCGATAAAACACATTTGACTTGTATTTGAACTTAAGAAAGAAGCTACACATAAGTTTCGTCCTTGCGTAACTAAACTACTTTTCATTAGTTGAAAAACAATATTAACATTATTTAAAAGACATTCTTTTTGTAAATCCAAACAGGATTTCATATAATGCAAACAAACTTCTGAATGAACTGGAGTTGATATAAATAATCCAGGGGATTGTTTAAGAACTTCTTCTTTTTTTATTCTTTTTTCTTCACTTTTATCGCGTGGTAAAACACTAATCCTATTTGCAGGTTTAAGTGATGTTTTTTCTTTCTTTTCTGTCATTAATAGCTCCTGTTAAAAATCTATCCCAAAATCTTCCTAAAAGTTTCCAGTCATAATAGTTCTTATAATATTGTTGTTGAAATTTCAAGTTCTGACTGAGATCTTGAGCACCTAGAATAGCTTTAGCTTGTTTAATAGAATCAACGGTTTGCTCTACTAAATGTTTTTTATTTTTTGAATAGGGCATATAGATTGGAAATTCAGCACAGGTTTCTGGAAGAGCCCCGAGATCCGTGGTTATTAGCATACAGCCAGAAGCTAATGCTTCCATAGCCGAAATACAAAATGTCTCTTCAAAAGTAGAAGGGTGAACACTCACATGATAATTTTTTAAAAGTCCTACTAATTCATCATGATGACAATAACCTTTATTGTAAACATTTTTTGATAGATCAGCTTGATCATAAAGCTTGTGAAATTTTTTATCATTTTCTCTGTGAAAGCCATCACCATAAATGATGGTGCTGGAATATACATCCAAAGTAATATCTTCATCTTTTTCTAAAAGTTGCATGGCATCTAATAAAACATCTAGGCCACGCCAAGGAGTTGAAAAATAAATTAATTTTAAAGGAGTCTTATAAGTAAAATCAGTCTTTAATTTTAATTCCTCATAGTCAATTCCGTTTTTTATGACAAGACAACGGGTATCTGGAACATCAAAAAAATATCTATATTTTTCATAAGTCCAGTGAGAATTAAAAACATACCAATCATATTTACTATGATTAGTTTTATCTTTAAACCACGGTGCTACATTAGGTTGATCATACGAATTCTTAATCCAAAGAATATTAGGGCGCAGAGGATGAAGAGGTTCTTTTTCTGGTACAGAAGTTGTTATTTGAACTAGATCAAGAAGATGTCTCGTGGCATATTTACGGAGGTAATCAAATTGAATTTCGGTTCCTCCATATGGTAACATTATTTTTTGGTTTTACCAAATACTGTGAGAGATGCAACTGTTATTTCCACATCCTGACTAAAGTCTTCTTTTTTAGTATCAGTATTAGGATCTGCTACATCTTTATCAAATTCCTCTTTGGATGCATAAACCTTACCTGTTATTTTGTGCTTAACTATTTCAGTAGCTTTTGCGGGTAATACAGGTACTTGTTCACCATCAATTGTTGTATATTTCATTTATTTTCCTTGTCCTCTATTTTTAGATTTCTTAGGTATCCTTTTACTATAGTTTTTAGCATGTCGTCCAGGCCTTTTCTTCTTGGTTCTTTTATGGTAAAGATTAGTCCCATATTTTGGTGCCTTACCCATTCTCGTCGTCACGATTAATAAGGGCGTAAGATATAACGCCTTTAGCAACATTAGCTGTAGCAGCACATTGAGCTTTCAATGAATCACTTTCTTCCAGAATTAAAACTCCTTTAGCTAAGTTGGTAGTGTCTCCAGCGGCTATTGATTCTATTCCAATTTGATAAGTAGTGGAAGCGGAACTATCAGTAAAAGAAGATTTAACAATAATAGCACCAGTAGAAACATTAGCACATTGAAAATTTTGAATAATAGCTCTGGAACCAGTATCCATTGTCAGACATGTAGTCATATTGGTAGTAGTTAAATCAAAGCCTGCGTTTTTATATTGTATACTCATGACATGAAAAAGTTAAAAGCTTCCTGTTCCTTTCTTAAATCTTCTTGGTAAGAAGTGTTTAATTGATTTTTAAAAGTTGTTAAAGCCTCGTGAATTTGTCTTTGATTAGAAACATCATAATCTTCTTTCGGTTCTGGAATGAGTACAGTTACTTTAGCCATTATCGCATTCCATCAGGTCGAGAATCAAATCTAAATAATCCGTATCGCCAATTGCTGGCTAGTTCATCTGCTGATACTTTAAAACTAGCTAATCTGCTTCGAGCTCTAGTCCATACTTGTTCCGTACTTGTAGAAACAGTAAAGGGACCCAAGGGAGAACCAGTTGCCGTATCATTTGGAAATCTTCGTAAATAAATAGTAACATTAGCTGTTCCATTAAGGTGCTTAAAATCAGGAATGAATCGTCTGACACTCATATAATATTGTCCGTCTCCATCTACATCTAAATCAAAATCACCGGAACGAATAGAAGAAGCAATAGCTGACACTACATTTCCAGTACTATAACGACGGGTTTGATCGCTTCCAGTTTCGTGTTCATAAAAAATACTACGGCCATTACTTACCCCATTAATCGTTGGCATCGTAGGTTTAGCTGTAGTTTCATATTCAGTAGCAAAAGGTAAAGCATAAATATCTGGATTGCTCCAGGTTGTTCTATCTAAAGTTCCTGTAGTCCAGACTCTTTCCATATAATTATAAGTCACAATTCTATCTATTTGATCGGCTGCAGCTTGGGGATAGAACCAAGAAACTTCATTGAATAAAGCGTTATGGCCAGCAAAAACTAATTCTCCTCCAGTATCATAATTAATCCCTAAATTATCTCCATCGGTTGTAAATACAAAATCTTCCACTAAACAAGGAACAGGTTTAACGGATCCATCAAACATAAAAAATCCTCCACCATTTCCCATCCAGAATATTACACCATTAGCATAGGCTATAGCATGTTGGCCAATGAGACCACAATCAGAGCCTACTTGCCTGATACTAAAGGTAAAAGGGGGTCCTACATATTGCATAATGTAAGCCGCTGTATCTGTTAATATTAAAATATAATCTTTTCCCTGAACGGCTCCCATAATTTTATTTCCTTGATCCAAATACATCGTTCCTGCAGTATTAGTAGAAGTAGGAACATAATCTGTTTCATCTTCCTGATCCGAGAAGCGAAGATACATTTGATCTTGAGTGGAGGCACTGCCAATAGTAGTTTCAGTACCCAATTGAATTAAATGCCTATCGCGATCCGAAACAATTGACATTACTGATTTTGTTGGATTATTAGTCGCAATGATTGCTCGTCTTGTTAAAGGATTAGCTAAGCTAGGATCCCATATAAAAGTTTTACCATTATGAATAGTTGCAATTAATTTTTCTCCAAAATTATCTAAAGACCAACTACCAGGATCTAATATAATTTGAGTTGAAGTTCGTGCTGTTCCCCATGTGGATGCATCCCATGTTCCTGTACCCCATCCATATTGAAAAGTTTGATTAACAGGACCTATAACTTCATAAGGTTCGGTATCTACTCCTGCCCCAGCCGAAGCTCCTGCTCCTGTTTCAACTGAAGTCATAACTACATTAAAACTATTGGAGCTAGCTGCCTGAATTTCAAAAGTATTGGTTTCAAAATCAGCTGTTGTAAAACTACATCCTGCCGGAATAGTAACATTATCAAAAATAAGTAAATCGCCTTCTGCTAATCCATGTGTACTTTTGCCGATAGTAACGGTACTAGAACCTGTGGTACTGGTAATGGTGCAAGTAGCAATAGTAGAAGCTAGAGGAGTAATATCATAAAAAGCATCTCCTGAATATATACCTAGCATTTTATGAGTTCCCACAGCTGCATATTTAGTTCCACCCGTATCGGACCAAGTAGTAATAGCTCTAGCCGCACCGACTAAAGTATCTGTGGTTTGTTGATCCCATCCTCCGATTTTTTCAGGGGAAGCATAACGAAAACGTACATTATCGCCATCCGTCCACTGGGCTTCTGCTTGAGAAGCAGTAGCCTGCTTGTTAAAACCAGGAGCTAATTCTACTTTTTGTAAAGGCATAATATGGATCTATTTTACCACCACAGTGTATGGGTTTAAAGACTGTCTGCGTGGTATAATAGTAATTGTAATGTCTGGATTTTTCTTTACTTTCTATAAACAATTTCTCGTGAATCCAAATAAATATTCCCATTAATACTAATTCTTTCTTTAGAACACTTATAAAAGGGATAGACTTGATGCTTTAATTTTGAGGGAAAAAATAACATATAGCCTTCTGAAGCGTCATAAGCACTGTGGCAAAGATGTCCTAAAATATCTAAGTAAGTAAATTCAAAAGCAGAGGCCCGTGGGGAATTAGAACTTTTTACAAAAGGAAGGTCCCGTTGCTTTTTAGCATCATATGGAATCTGCATCCAAATAACAAAAGAATATACTCCAGAATGATCATGAATAGGATTAAACTCGTTTTGTTTTTGATAATTGATCCACCATTGGTTCAAAATATATCTATGATCATGTGTGAGAAAAGTCCCAGCACAATTTGAAAAATCTTTTTGATATGTTGCTATCAAATCTTGTAGAACATTATTAAAGAACCAGTTATTCTCATCAATCATTTTAAACTCTTTAGAAATATTACCAGCTAAATTTCTTCGATAGTCTTGCGTGGCTTTTTTAGTATAAGTCCATAGTTTATCCATCGTCGGTTGAGAAAGTTTTACTTTTAACCAACCTCCCACATAAGGAATCGTCTTTTTAACCTCTAGTATGTGTTTATTTTGTGGCATTTTATCGTATATTGAAAGAAACTGAAATTCTTTCTTTATTACTTTGATTAGATTTAACTGTATGTGTGAGCCAAGCAGGAAATAAATAAAGTATATTTTCTTTCACCGGTAGTGTCCATGATAACGAATTGTAGTGACCATAATTAGTAAAGTTTTCTACGGGCATAAAAAGTTCAATCTTAGAATCATTACGAAAAACAATATTTCCACAATTTGCGGGAGTTTGAATATAAA